AGTTCCTATAAAACGATAAGGAGTGATTAGATGGCAGCTCAGTGGGATCCAACGAATTTACCGATTCGCCCAGGTTTGTATGTCAATTTTAAAGAAGCAGCAATCGCTCAGATTAATGGTGGCGATCGCGGAATCGTAGCAATGCCTTTATTCACATATACAGGCGGAACAGCTACAGCGAAACAATTCTACACAGTCGAGAACGAAGCNGAAGCGATTGAGTTATTCGGTTCTGNTAACGTACAGCCNATTAAGTTTGCGTTACAAGCAGGCGCAGCAGAAGTACTTGCTTATACGATGCCAGCAACGCCCGCCGATGCGGATTATGCAGCGATGCGTGATGCGTTCGAAGCTCGCCCGTTCAACGTTTTTGTATACCCGAAAGGCGCGACAGATACGCAAGAAGACAGCACGCTTACTTGGTGTAAGGCGAACGCAGACGAAGGAAAGCACTTTATGGTCGTATTCGGTAGCGATGCAACTACGGACCAAGATCCGACATTAGGAAACGCACGTTCAGCACGATTGGAAGACGATTATTCCGTCAACCTCATCGTCGGCGGAAACGTTTTCGGAATCAATTACCCTTCGAGAGAGTATGCGCCTTACATCGCAGGTCTTATCGCAGGAAAACGAATCAACGAATCAACTACGTACGCAACATTGCCTCTTGACGACGTTACTAAACGCTTACGTAATAGCGAAATCAAAACGGCACTTCAGGCGGGCTCGTTAGTTCTTACGCACGATGGCGAGAAAGTCAAAGTCGAGCAAGGGCTAACAACTAGCGGCAAGAAAATCCGTTCTATTCGTGCGCGTCAAGCTATCTCGACAGACTTATCGAAAGCAGCACGCGATAACTTTATCGGTCAACTTTCGAACAATGAAGCGGGCCAAGTTTCATTAGTTGCGGCTATCTCAGCGTATTTAGAAACGCTCGAAGACGAAGACGTACTTATTCTACCTAGCGAAGATGAAGGTCCAGCGGTCCAACTAGATCCTTCGAAAGAATCCGTCGGCGACGCAGTGTTCTTACTGATTAGCTATACGGAAGTCGATTCGATGGAACGCATCTTCATTAACATTCAACTTTAAAAGGGGGCGTTTTGATTGGCATTAGATCCAGCGAAAACTATCAACGGCTCATTCTGCAAAGTTTACTACGAAGGTAAATGGATGACGAATGCAAAAGGCGTTGAACTACAAACGGAAATTAACTACGAAGACATTCTTCGCTCTGGTACTCGTACCGTGGGCAAGAAAGCAACTACGATCGAGAATACAGGCACGCTTACGAATTACAAAGTTACGCACGAACTAATTAAAGCTATTGCGCAAGTTACAGACGATACTAAAGGGTCCTTTGTTACGGAATTACTATTCGGAATTAACGATCCGGAGAGTCCCGAATCGAAGGCTTATATTCGTGTTAAGGGCGTTCAATTCAATACGATTCCGATTTTGAATTACGAAGTCGGCGCGATCATTGAAGAAGAACTTCCGTTCACATTCACTCGATTCATGTACGTATAAGATACGGCGGGCTTCGGCTCGTCTTTAACTTTGAAAACAACCGAAAGGATGATTATATATGGCAACGAAAAAACCTAACGCATTAGAGGCGCTATTAAGTGCTAATCCAGACGTAAAAGAAACTGTTTATATTAAACGATTAGACGCTGACTTTGTTATTAAAGCATTGGAGCAGGATGAGTTAACGTCAGCACAAGAACAAGCGACGTATGACAGTGTAACAAACGAAACAGAAATGAACAATTTGATTATTGCTACAAGTTGTGTAGAGCCTAACTTCGGTGATGAGGCGTTACTTAAACATTACGGAGCTGCAGAAGCGGGCGACTGTGTTAAGAAAGCGTTGAAAGTAGGAGAAATCGCAGTATTATCACAAAAAATTCTTGAAGTGAGCGGATTTGATACGACTCTTACGCAAGCAAAAAAATAATTAGGGACAACGACGATGCCTGGGTAATCCATGTCATATCGCAACATTTCAAGATTCCACTTCACGAAGTATATGCGTGGACAGACGGTCAGATTCTAATGAATTTTGCGTCGATTGTTGTCCGTAACGAAGACGAAGAGAAAGCGAGAAAAGAAGCGGAGAGGAGGTCGAAATAATTGGCGTATGATTTAACCGCAGTCTTAACGCTTAGAGACAACATGTCGAGAGGTTTACGTGGTATTATGAGTTCTTTACGTACAACACAAAACGCTACGAATAATTACCGCGATTCTATGGGTCGTTTACGTGATGCACAAGGAAGATTCGTTAGTGGAGCCGGAGGGTTTAAGTCTGCAGCCGGATCTATGGCTGGCGGATTAGTAGGATTAGCTGCTGCGGCAGGTGCTGCGAGTTTAGCTATGGGCGGAATTCAAAAGGCGATGGATTTCGAAGCGCAAATGTCAACAATCAAAGCATTGACCGGAGCTTCCGGAGCTGAGATGAAACAAATGACGGATTTAGCGATGAAGATGGGCGCACAAACAAAATATTCTGCGTTAGAGGCTGCGCAAGGAATCGAAGAGCTTTTAAAAGCCGGACTCACACCTGCGCAAGTGCAAGCGGGTGGGCTTGAATCCGCATTAAACTTAGCAACAGCGGGCGGGCTTGATTTAGCGAAAGCGTCCGAGATTATGTCTACCGCATTAAATGCGTTTAAGGACGATGGGATGAAAGCGGCAGATGCAGCGAATATTCTAGCGGGAACAGCCAACGCATCAGCAACTAGCGTAGAAGAATTGCAATATGGGCTATCGCAAGTAGGGGCCGTTGCCTCGGGTATCGGTATGAATTTTAAAGATGTTAATATTGCTCTAGGATTATTCGCGAACAACGGATTGAAAGGATCTGACGCAGGTACTTCTCTAAAAACGATGTTATCGAACTTGCAGCCTTCTACTAAAAAGCAAATAGGACTATTTCAAGACTTAGGATTAATGACTGAATACGGAAAGAATGCTTTCTACGATGCTAATGGAGAACTGAAAAGCCTTAACCAAATAGCGGGTTTATTACAGAACTCAATGAAAGGCTTAACGTCACAGCAACGCCAAGCAGCATTAGAGACGATGTTCGGAAGTGACGCTATTCGGGCAGGAAATATCTTGTTCAAAGAAGGTGCCGAAGGGGTTAAAAAGTTCACTAGTGAGATGTCTAAAGTAACCGCACTAGATGTAGCTAAAGAAAAGATGAACAACGCGGCAGGTGCGGTTGAGCAGTTTAAAGGTGCGTTAGAAACACTTCAAATCGCTGTACTTACTCCATTAATGCCTTTAATTAAAGAAGCAGCATTAAATGCGGCTGACTTTATCGGGAACCTTAAACCGGAGCAGATTAAATCATTCTCAGATACTATTAAAAACGGATTCCAAACTGCTTATGACATTACTTCGAAATTAGCTAACTTTATTATTGATAATTGGCCTGTAATCAGAGAAACGATTATTGGAGTTACGACAGCAGTAGTGACGTTCCGAAGTGCAATGGCGGCTTTAACAATCATCCAGACAATTAATACGTTAATGGCCGCATATCGAGCCGGAACATTACTCGCAACCGCAGCACAACTAGGGTTTAACGTAGCATTACTCGCTAACCCTATCGGACTTGTAATCGCAGCAATCGCAGCGTTAATAGCTATCGGCGTAGTTCTATATCGAAACTTTGACACCATTAAAGCGAAAGCGCAGCAATTGTGGTCTAAATTCGGAAATCTTATTACGAAGATACTAGCATTCTCAGGACCTATCGGTGGCCTTATCGCAGCCGGTATTAAACTCTGTACGAACTGGGATAAGATTAAATCGAAAGCATCTTCCGTATTCGGGGCTGTAGGCGACTTTATAGACGGAGTGAAATCGAAATTCAACGGATTCGTCAGTGCAGTAAAAAGCTTCAAGATGCCGAGTTTCAAAATGCCAAGTATCGGCGACGCAAAAGCCGGAATGGGTCCGTCGAAATCATCGAAGAAGAAGAAAAACAAATCGTCTTACCACGGCGAATCTTACGTACCACGTAACGGTATGATGTACCGACTTCACCAGGGCGAGAGAGTTCTGACGAAGAAGGAAAACCGCCAATTCTCGAAAGGTACAGGCGGAGGAGTAACGATTAACTTAAACGGAACAACTATCCGAGAAGACGCAGACGTCGATAAGATAGCGGCAGCACTAGCACGAAAAATCTACTTAGCAGGGGAGGCAGGCGCATAATGGCGATTGAGTTTTGGTTAACGAATGAACGCA